AACAGAATATTGGACAAATCTTGGGGTACCCTCTGGAAGTTTCCATGAATCACTTAACCCAGGCACAGGGGTCTTATATCTTCTATTAACTAGAAGGTTAGACCAATGTTTAGCGAAATCATCTCCAAATAATTCGGAGATAATCGCGACCTGGAGATTCATAGGAAGCCTATCAGTGGCAGCGGACAGATCAAAACTAAATATCGGAGCCTTTCCCCAAGGAACCTTTGTTAAAGGTTTCAACTGGTTGAAAGTTCCATCTGTAGGAATTCTCCTTAAGATGGACTCCAGATACTTATGTAGTGGTCTTAATGCCCACTGGGTCCACGGATCCACCATGGCGAACACCCTTACTTTACCTGCGGCCTCCTCCTTTGTGCTCAACTTTCCTAGGAAATCATTTACTTTCAGGTGAGAAGGGATTACTTTATCCCACTTCATCATAGTACATGTTTCCCACAATTCTAAAGTAGCCCTGGCTTTCAGGCTAGTTAGAATTGCCAGTAGGGACTCCTTCAACTGGATTCCTTCCCACGAGTTATGAAAGAAGTAGAAACTTCTTCTAACTGAGGAAGGATGAGTATTATGCTCATCCAGAGAAAGAGACCTATTTACCTGGGGTCCCGATTTTAATATCGGGAACAAGTTGGCCATATCGAGTTCAGATAATGGGATCGGATTTCCCTTGCAATAAAGAGTTGCAAATGGAGTTATCAAATCTTTTACTGAACTAGATTGAGGAGACGCCTTAGATGGATCAGTTATTGTACCTAATTTAAGCACTCCTGAAAAGTGCAGATCCCGATAAAGGGATCCTAGGGTTAACCAATACTTGATCGCTAAGGCATTCCCAGCTCTTATCAGTTTTCTCTGATAGGCTGGGATAATTCGAGGTAAACCGGTCTTATCCCTTGAGATTCTCATCCCTAAGGGAGTCAGATCGGCTAGTTTATGTCCTGCACACACTTGCTGTATAACCACTGTGTATACCTTAAGGTATTTCACTACCGCCGGTATACCACCATGGATATAAAGCTTGTTAAGTTGTCGGAGATAAAGGGCATTCAGTTTTGAATAGTTCGGAGTTATCTTCCCTCCCAGAGAATAGATTACTTTGTTTAAGAAATCTAACCCTGGTTGGTATCGTTTTACTGATACCATGGCATTAAAGTTAAATCTTTTAAGTCTTGAGATCTTAAATCTCAGGGTCTTAAAGATTTTGAATGTCGGTTTAATAAATCTTTTCATGGTTTGTTAAATTGACACACTTTAAACTTCGGTTTCCCGTTAGGGGCCGCAGCCAGCCTTGGTAGGCAGGATGTGATAAATCCTTCCTGGTTCATACTAGAATGCCTTTCGACCTCTAATATTTCCAGAAGGAAGAGGGAGGAG